TGAATGGATTGAATTTATTAAAGAAACAACTGTTAAAGATCCCGTTGAACGTAGAGGTGTAGACCAAAACTTATGGATTTGGGAACCAGCTGATTACTCTAGAGAATATATGGTAATTGCTGACGTTGCTAGAGGTGATGGTAAAGACTTTTCAGCATGTCATGTAGTTGATATTGCAACTAATACCCAAGTTGCAGAATATAGAGGTCAATTACCTCCTAAAGAATTTGGATATTTTCTTACAGGTTTAGCTACCGAATATAATAATGCTATGTTAGTAGTAGAAAATGCTAACATTGGATGGGCAACATTAGATGCTATCTTAGAAAGAGGATACAGAAACTTATACCATTCACCTAAATCAGATCAATTAACAGCAGATTCATATTTACGCGTATATGAAGGCAATAGTGAAATGGTTCCTGGGTTTACAATGTCTATGCGTACTAGACCGTTGTGTATTAATAAATTCCGTGAATTTGTTGGTGATAGATCAGTAACAATTCGCTCAAAACGATTATTAGAAGAAATGAAAGTATTCGTTTGGAAAAATGGAAGACCAGAAGCCCAAACAGGTTACAACGATGACTTGGTTATGTCATTTGGGATTGGTATGTTCCTACGTGATACGTCACTCAAGTTTCAACAGCAAAGCTTAGATGCAGCTCGAGCAGCATTGGGTGCAGTTAAATCAACAAAAACCAGTTATAGTGGTGTATATTCTCCCAATAGTGTCGACAATCCATACAATATGGATGTAGGAGGCAAAAATGAGAGCATAAAATGGCTATTGTAACATATTTATAACAAAACTAAAAAATGGCAGATAAAGGCTTATTTTCACGATTACAGAGATTATTCTCAACAGACGTGGTTATCCGCAACGCTGGGGGTAATCAACTTAAAGTCTTTGATGTAAACAGTATCCAAAGAACTGGAGATCTACAGACTAATGCCTTAGTAGATAGATTTAATAGAATTTATACTAATTCTTCTACCTCATTATATGGTCAACAAACCAATTTTAATTACCAATATTTAAGACCTTCACTTTATTCGGATTATGATGCAATGGATACAGATGCTATTATCGCATCTGCTCTTGATATTGTGGCTGACGAAAGTACTCTTAAAAATGATATGGGTGAAGTATTATCTATTCGCTCTTCAGATGAAGATATTCAGAAAATTCTTTACAATTTATTTTATGATGTTTTAAACATCGAATTTAATCTTTGGCCTTGGGTTCGTAATATGTGTAAGTATGGTGATTTCTTTTTAAAACTAGAAATTGCTGAAAAATATGGGGTTTATAATGTAATTCCTTATACTGCTTTCCATATTGAAAGAATTGAAGGACAAGATAAAGAAAATCCAACCGAAGTAAAATACCGATTTGACCCAGAAGGTGTTTCATCTTCGGATTATGGATATTATAATGTTCCCAACCAAGTAGATGGTAGAAGTATTATTTTTGATAATTACGAAATGGCTCACTTCCGTTTATTAACGGATATGAATTTCTTACCTTATGGTAGAAGTTATATCGAACCAGCTCGTAAATTGTTTAAACAATATACGTTGATGGAGGATGCAATGTTAATTCACAGAATTGTACGTGCACCTGAAAGACGTATTTACTATATGAACGTTGGTTCTATTCCTCCTAATGAAATTGATGCGTTTATGGAAAAAACAGTTTCTAAAATGAAACGTACTCCATATGTTGATCAAACAACAGGTGAATATAACTTAAAATACAACATGCAAAACTTACTTGAGGATTTCTATATCCCAGTAAGAGGAAATGATACATCTACTAAAATTGAAAATCTAAATGGTTTACAATGGGATGGTATTGAAGACGTTACTTACCTAAGAGACAAATTATTCGCAGCCCTTAAAGTACCTAAAGCATTTATGGGTTATGATGAAAATACAGATGGTAAAGCTACATTAGCTGCTCAAGATATTCGTTTTGCTCGTACAATTGAGCGTATTCAACGTATTATTACATCTGAATTATATAAAATTGCTTTAGTTCACTTGTATACTCAAGGTTATAGAGATGAACAATTAGCTAATTTTGAATTATCAATGACAACTCCTTCAATCATTTATGATCAAGAAAGAGTAGCATTGATGAAAGAAAAGATGGATCTAGCTCAACAAATGATGGAAACCCAATTATTCCCATCAGATTGGATTTACGACAACATCTTCCACTTAAGTGAAGATCAATATGATGAGTACAGAGACTTGATTCGTGAAGATGTTAAACGCAAATTCCGTTTGACTCAAATCGAATCTGAAGGTAATGATCCTGTTGAAACAGGTAAATCATATGGTACGCCTCATGATTTAGCTTCATTATATGGTCAAGGTAGAATAATGTCAGACCCAGCTAATGTGCCTGCTGGTTATAATGAAGATGATTCAGAATTAGGTCGTCCAAAAGAAAAAGTATCTAAACGAAATACCCAAGATGATAATTTTGGTAAGGATAGATTAGGTTCTGCTGGAATGAAGAATGATTACAACAGCAATGATAAACTTAAGGTTGATTTTAAGGGAGGTTCACCCCTTGCTTTAGAAAATAATCATTTCCTTAAGCACAAAGGTATGTTAAAAAATATCCCAGTCGCGAAAAAACAATTAGTATTTGAGGAAGATAAACATGAAAGCTCACTTCTAGACGAATCAAATATTAAAGAGTAAGAATTTTAACATATTTATAAAAAAATATTTATTGATGTATATAAAACATTCCAAATTCAAGAATACCGGTATTTTATTTGAGGTATTGGTAAAGCGAATTACGGCTGATACATTATCGGGCAGTAACTCCGCTGCCATTAAAATCCTAAAGAAATATTTCGTTAATACCGAGTTAGGGAAAGAATATAAATTATACGAGACTGTATTCAAAGCAAAAAATATTGGTGAAGGTAAAGCTAATGCCATTATTACAACTGTAGTTGAAGCATCTCAAAAACTTAATAGAACTAAATTAAGAAAAGAAAAGTATAATTTAATTAAAGAGCTTAAAGAGCACTATAATGTAGATGATTTGTTTAGAACAAAGCTTTATGATTATAAAGCACAAGCTGCTCTTTATACACTTTTTGAGGTATATGCTACTGAAAAAGCAACTGACCCGAATCAAATTATTGATAATAAAGTAACTCTTTTAGAACATTTAACTCAAGCATCTGTTAAAAGAAAAGAAGTTAAAGATGATGTAATTGAAGAGTTTAAATCATACGATAAAGATCTTAGAACTTTAACTTATCGTATTATGTTAGAGAAATTTAACGACAAATACTCAGATTTAAGTTCAAGACAAAAACACATTCTTAAAGAATTTATTGAGTCTGTAGATTCAACTTCTCATTTAAAAGAATTCTATAATTCTGAAGTAAAATATATTCAAGGAAAATTAACTACTGAAATCAAGAAAACAACTGATAAAGCAGTTAAAATTAAGTTGCAAGAAGTTTCTAAACTTATTGTTGAACTAGATAAAAGATGTACTGTAAAAAGTGATCATTTAGTTGATTTACTTCAATATCATAGTCTTTTAGATGAACTTACTATAGCAAATGGCTAAATACAAGTACACATTAAAAGAAGTTACCCTTAAACCAAAGGATATTGACCCTGCTTTAATTAAACGTATTGAAGCTAAATATGGTCCTGTAAAAGACACAGATTTCTTTTCTGATGATTTAAAAACATATTTTAAAACAGACGAAATAAACCCAGAAACGGGGTCTGTAGGCCATAAAGTTATTAAATTAGCTTCATTTGGGGATTCATTAAAGAAAATGTCTACTGCTGTAAAAGCATTACAACAATTAATGGGTACCGAAGATGGTCGAAATGATCAAAATCTTAAAGATATAGCTGGTGAATTAAAAGATGTATTTAACAAATACAGAACCCATCTTAGAAAAACCTACCCAGATCAATACCAGCAAATTAAAAATACTTTAGAAGAAGTATCTACAACTGGTGGTGGAGCAGGTGCTGCTACATTTACTTCTGGAACAGGAGCTCAATATGCTACACCTAATGCTTTTAGTGGTAAGAAAAAAGAAAAATACGCTAACGGAGGAATGTATACTAAAAAATTTGGCTATAAATTAGTTCCAAATAAAATTAAAGGATCAGGTTTAGAAGTGAAAAATTTATTTGAAGCAGAAACTTCAGATTCATTTCAAAAAAGAAGAATAGCTGCATTTGATCAAATTGAACAAGAACTTAACAATATTTATAAGATGTTGAGTAATGCTAAAAACGAAACAGTTCAGTATTACACTGATAACCCTAGTTCATATGCTGTGGTTAAACCAACTGATTTAGTTTTAGACTATATTAAAGATATTAAAGACCTACTACAAAACCCAGAATAATGAAACAGAAAACATTACAAGAACA